CCTGGCGAAGGATCCAACCCGCTGGCGGATGGATGCTGCGCTGGCCCATGTGGTCGAGTGGGCCTACCGGCGCGGGATGGAGGATGGCAAGGCCGATGCTGTTGACATGCCGGAGGCGTTGGCTAAGATTCGTGGCGCGGGGTAGTGTAACGGCAGCACGTTGGCCTCATAAGCCGAAGGCCCGGTTCGAATCCGGCGACCGCAACCAACACGCATGGCGATTGCGCCGAAAGGCAGGGCTAGAAGTGCGCGCACCCTCCGAGGCAGCTTACTCCGTGGCAGTCGCCAGCCGTGTTGGTCAGGGCAATGCTGGGGGTTCCCGGCACCCAACAACGTGAAGCACAGTACCAGGAAGGGCGGAGGTGCACCGAAACCCGGAGGGTCGACCGATCTGCGCGAGCCTGGGTATAGTCAGGCGGCCAACACCATCACATTTCAGGAATGATGCCGTCGGCAATCACCCTGGCCCGCTCCTCCTCCCAGGTCCGACCCTGCTCCTTGAGCCAGCCGGCGAACCACTCCAGTGGCCCGGCTGCATCGGTCTGGCCGAAGTACTCCTCGATGTCGCCAGAGTATTCCGGGCCATCGAAGTAGATGATGGTCGAAGCAACGCGGGTGATGCTGGCCTCGACTTCGTGCCAGGTCGGTGACGGGGATCCCCACGGATCGGCATAGCCAGGCTCCAGCCAGGCGAACCCGCCCGGGCGGTCGAACAGGAACGCGGCCGGGCGGATGATGGCGCCACGCCCGTCCTTCGGCTGGAGCGTCACCACGGCGCCGCGCCATGTCTTCACGGCTTGCTCGATCACACCCCGCCCTCCCACTTGAACACGTCGGTGAGTTTGCGACCATCGGGCCACATCGAGTAGCCCATGGACTTCATGCCGGCGATCGCCTCGTCCATCTCCTTCTTCGTCTTGAAGACGACCATCTCCAGATCATCGAAGGCCGACAGGCCGTTCTTGAAGATCGTTTCGTCCGAGTTCCGGCCGGCCATGGTCTTGAAGTCGGAGACGGACTGCCCGTAGCGCGTAGCTTCTGATCCAGGCGTGACGCGACCGAACTGGTCGCCGCCGTATGTGATCGCGTCCATGCGCTTGAGCACGTCAGGCTTCCAGTAGTACCCGGCGGACAGACCAGGGGAGCGAGCCTTGATCCGGGTGAAGAAGTAGCTGGCGCCGCCTGTGTTGAAGTCTGATCCAACAGATGAACCGTTGAGCGAAACCCCGCGCCGAACACGATCCGCCAGCGATGCCATGTGCCCGCCTCCCTCGATGACAGGACGCAGCCGTTCCCACACGCCCTTGCTGCCGGAGTACTTCAACAGGCTCATGGGGTTGTGATAGACCAGATGCCCCTGGGCGAAGTCGCGGAACTCCTGGGTATCCAGGTCCGGGCGGAACTGGTAGGCGCGGCCATGCCCGAAGGCCTGGTAGACGCCCTCCCGCTTCGCCCATCCGTCCGAGTTCGCCACGTCCACGCCGGTTGTTTTCTTGATGTAGGCCAGTTTCGCGTCCACAGCGCCTTGCCCGGTCTTCGCGTTGTCGATGTCCAGAAACTCGCTCCACTGCTGCGGCCGCTTCGCCAGTATCAGGCGCGCGTAGGCGTTCAGGTACAGGTTGTCCCGGTCCAGGCTCCCTGCCCTGGCCCCATCCAGGCCCAGGTCGTCCAGAGTCATGAACACCCTACCACTGGCGCCAGTATCCATGCCAGGAACGTCAACGATCAGCACACCGCGCATGGCATAGGCCTCGTTCCGATCCACGTCCGGGATGAACGTCACCTTGCCGCCGCCCGTAAGCTCGGCGGTGTAGTGCTCCCGCACCCCTGGAACAACCTGCTTGCCGCCGTTGGCCCTTGCCCGCGCTTTCGTGATGTCGGCGGTATCCATCACCATCTGCGCTCCGCCTTTCTTCCACGCCAAGCCCTGCTGCTGCGTCTGCTTCGCCAGCGCGTAGGCGATCTCGTCGGGGACGATGTCGTTGGGGAACTTGCCGGCGATCTGCTGAGCGGAGTTTCCCACCTTTACGATGGGCTGGGCCGCGCGCAGTTTGCCAGCCCAATCTTCGAAGATGTCCAGTTGCTGCTGGAGTTGCACCAGGTTCTTCGGCGAGGCCTCGGCAAGGGCCTTCTTCAGACCGGCGATCGCCTTGTCGGACTTGGCCAGGGCATCGACAAGCCGATCCGCGTCCTTCTGCTCGTAGATGGCGCTCTTGCCGGCCCGCAGGTTGATGCCCTTGATGGCTTGCAGGATGGAATCTCGCGCATCACCAAGTTCCACCTGCGGCGCCACGCCGGCGTTCTTGGCGATCTGCTCGTAGAGGCCCTTCGCTGCATCCGGCCGGAGTTTCGTCCACCCGCGCGTCATGCCAGCACCGGCGGCATCCTCGTACAGGCTCACCACCACCATCTGATCCTCGATGTCGCCCTTGTCCGTCTTGAACCCGAAGCCGTTGACCCTGGCGGCCTCGACAAGCGCCTGCTCCTCGGCAGTCACCCTGGCACCAGCGCCTGAGACTGGCGCGGGCTTTCCTTGATCCGCCGCGTCAGGGAACCGGCGCGCCAGGTCAGCCCGTCGGGCAATGAGGCGATCGGCCAGCATCTTGCGCTCGGCCAGGTCGATAGGCCCGTAGGCTTCCACCACGGCGCGGATGTCGTTGTCGTCCAGGGCCAGCACTCGCCGAACGGAGGCCTCGATCTGCGCCTGGCTCATTCCGCCGAACACCTGGGCCGATTTCGGGTTGTTGCCTGGGTTGCGCAGGGTGTCGAGCTCGCCAACGGTGTCGCCGAATGCCTGCCCCTTGAGCCCGCCTGTTGCCCGGTAGCGCAGGCCTCCGCCAACGTCGATACGCAACGCCTTGGAGCCGTGCAGGACCAGGTTGTCGAAGTCCAGGCCGACCACGTCCCAGTTCGCCAGCCAGGCATCCACGCCGAACCCGTCGAAGGTGCCGGCGGCCTTCGCCATATCGGATGGGCCGACCTCACGGATCCCGTCCACCATGCGGCTGAACACTGAAGGCTTCCCGGCCATGTTCCCGAAATGCAGTTCGGGAACATCCATGCCGGCCAGTTCGTACAGTTTGCCTGTCAGGACTTCGTTGCGGGCCACATCCTCGCTGGCCATGTGCTTCACCATCCAGCGTGTGCCGGTGGTGGTGTCCTGGTAGATGCCGCCAGCATTGGCGCCCTTCGTCTTGCGGGCCACCAGCACCAGGTCGTTGGGATCTGGAGCAGAGCCGGCCACCACCTTGGCCTGGGCCTGGACGACCTTCTCGGTATCGGCCTTGACCTGGGCGGCGAGTGCTTCCGCCTCCTCCTTCGCCTTCTTCGCGGCGATCGCGGCCTTTTCCGCCTCGATCTTCTTCAGGAAGGCGTCCTGATCAGCATCAGACAGGGATTCGAACGCGGCCTTGTGCGCCGGGCTGGGCGTCTTGCCGGCGAGCACCTTCTTCTTGTAGCCGGACAAGTTGCTGGCCAGTTTCTGCTTTTCGGCCAGGATCACCGCCTTGCCCTTCACCGCGCCCAGTTGATCGGCCGGCGTTCCGTTGCTCCATCCACTGATCTTCGACAGGGACTCCATGGCCTTCTTCAGCCACTTGTTGGCGCCGGTGTCCGGGCCGGCGGCGATGCTCTTGAGCTCCTGCGTGGCCAGGGCCTGCTTCGCGGCTTCCTTCGCCTTCTCGGCGGCGATGGCCTGGGCGCGCTCCAATGCCGCCTTGCCGGCTTCCTTGGCCTTCTTGACGTTCGCCGCCTGGACGATCGCGGCATCAACGTCCTTCGCGCCGTTCGCCAGGGCCTTGTTCACCGCACGCTGCATGTCGGGCGGGAGAATCTGGATTTTCTCGGCGAGGATCTTCTCCAGTTTCTGCTGCATGCCGAGTTTGCCGGCGTTGTAGTCGAAGCCAGGGTCGATGCCATCGGGGAAAGTGTGCGTGTGCCCGGTGCGCGGGTTCTTCCACTCGTACTCGCCCAGGGCCGGCGGCTTCGTGTTGGGCAGTTTGCCCAGCGCGTCGAGCTCGTCCTTGGTCAACTGGATGACGCCGCAACGGCAGTTGTAGCCCAGTGGAGGCGTATTGCGATCCCACCACGGATGATCGACGGGCAGGATGGTGTTGTCCCGGGCCTTGTGGGCTGGCCTGGTGCGGAAGTCGTCCACGGCGTCGTACATCAGGAACGGCGCGATGTCCTTCTGGCTGTCGATCATCTCCCACTGCTGCTGCGCGTAAGCAGTCTGCATGTTGGTCCGGAAGATCGTCTCCAACCGGTGCGGGCTGCCAAGCTGCGCGATGATCGTCTGCCCGGTGAGTGGGTCGACCATCTCCTTGCGACCCCACCAGCCGGAGCCCTGGAGCATGGGGACCAGGCCGTCCGACCACTCCTTGAATGGCGTGCCATTGGCCATGGCCGCTTCCAGGCTTGTCCGCACCTGGCCGAGCATGTCCACGTCCATCATCTTGGCCACGGTGAAGGACTGCATGTGGGCCTTGCCGAGCATGTCGGCGTAGCTGAACGCGGGCTTCAGACCCTTGACCTTGAACAGCGCGATCGCATCGTCCGGTGCGATGTCGAAGGCATCCCCGGTTGGGATGTCGAAGTACTCCAGGATTCCTCCCGGGCCGACAATTTCCGCCGGCTGGGAAAATTGGTGTTCGTCTGCCTCAGAAGTAGCGTCCAGGCCTTCCCCGATCAGGGCTTCCAGGTCGGCCATGGTGAAGCGCGCGGCCAGACTCATCGCGGCCTCGTGATCATGGCCAAGATGATCGACTCCTCGTCGCGCCGACGTCGGCGGGCCATCTTCTGGAGCACTGCCGCGATCCTCGCGCGCCGGTATACGCCCCCGCGCGTGATGGGCACAGACTCGTATTCCTCATCATCGGCCGCCTGCTTCCACGAGCCGAGTTTCCAACTCCAGATCTTCCAGTTTGATAGCTTCCAGTTAATCAGGCTCACGGTGCGCCCCATTCGTTACCGGAAACGCCAGCGCCGACCACATCGACGCCGTTGATCTTGCGGATGTCCGCGTGAATCGGAGTAATGCCGGCCGCCGCCAGGATCGCTGCGGCGATGTCCGCTGCGCTCGGCCCGCTGCTGCCACCAGATGTAGATATGCCCTGGGCCTGCACAGGCACCGTGTACTGTACCGAGACGTTGTAGCTGCCCAGCGTCTGCACGACCGGCACACCGCCGCCCTCAACGAAAAGGTTGCCGGTGATGATCAGGGTGTGGCTGGCCTCCATCGGGCGCACGCGCCAATCGCCCTGAAGGAAGTAGTACGGCGGGATAGACAGGCCGCCCCCCAGGTCATCGGAGCCAACCTGCCGAATCACCATGCCGTACTTCAGGTTGTCGGACGTTGCCGCCCAGTCAACCCACCGGCTGTAGATCTCCGTCGCGGTGACGCTGGCCGAATCAAGGATGATCCGGCGCGTGGCCGGATCGAACACAATCGCCATTACGCATAGACCCGATCAGCTTCGGCCACCAGAGACAAACTGATGCCTTTCGAGCGCGTTAGTACGCCCTCGGCGGCAACGTACTTTCCCGAACCCGGCTTGATGCCGATCAGCACCACGTTGCGCTCAGTGCCGCCCGCATAGCCGCCCTGCGTGTTGCCGTCGAAATCGTAGGTGAATGGAATCGAGCCGCTGCTGATCGTGCCGGTGATCGGCGTACCAGATGCATCATTGACCGTGATCGCACCGGACTCGCCGAAGTCGTTGCCTGCACCAGGCGGGTCTTTGAACATCAGGCGGTAAGACGACCCCGATCCGACCAACGGAGCGTTGAAGGTCATCGTGCCTGCTGCGGTGTAGGGGTTGGTGCGCAGGGTGTTGGTGTCGTCGTAAAACTCGACGCGGTTGCTGTCGGCGGGGATCACGTCATCGATGTAGACCGACTGCGAGGTGACCAGCGTGTCGCCCACGAAGCGCAGCAGTTCATCCTGGATTTTCCCGATCTTGCTGCCGGCCGTGCCGCCCGTGTTGATGTCCGTATTCTGGCGCAGCAGATACTGAACCTTGGCGTAAATCTGCTCCAGGGTGCCGCCGTTGCCCTCGATAATGATCTTGAAGTCGCGCGCCACGCCGCCGATGGTGCGCGATTGGTTGGCCGTGTAGTAGGCGACGGTGATGCCGGAGTATGGGGCGCCAGACATGGCCGCGTCGGCGGTGGCCTGGTTGCTGCCCAACATGGTCGTCAGTTTCAGGTCGTCTTCGTTCGACACCAGGAAGTTCTGCTTGAACGGGCCGGTGCCGGTGGAACCAGTATCGGCCAGGATCGAGGACTTGAATTTTTTTCCGTATTCCCGCACGAACGCCTTGGCGTAGGTGCGCTTGTCCAGACTCACGTTGTCGTAGACCTTGATGCCGATGTTGAACTGGTCGGTGAATGGGAAATTGGTCGGCGCATCGGCGGCGGCCAGGTGGTAGTAAGGTTGCACGGTGGAGACAGGGCTGATCGAACCAAGGCCGATGAAGCCGCAATACTCGGCCACCTTCGTGCCGCCCGCGTTGTACTCCGCCCAGCCGCCATCGCGCAGGGCGTTGCGCGTGTTGGTATCGGCCCAGGTCCACCCGCTGTAGGTTGCGCCGTCGGTGCCGATCTGGAACTGGCCGGACAACGCATCGATGGCGTACATAGGGAACGGCGAGTCCTGGTAGCTGGCCGTGGCCCACAGGTCCACCAGTTTGGAATAGACCGCTTGCAGGGTAACCCCGTCCTTGAAGATGAGGTTGCCAGCCTGGACAAGCTGGATGGTCTTGGCAGACTCGTCAATGACGATTTCTGTGCCGACGTTGAGCGAGGCTTTCGAGGTGAGTTTTGCCATGTGCTGTCTCCTTTAGGCGTAGTTTCGGTCGGCAGTCATTGCCACGGGAATAGAGGAATCTGTCGTGCCGAGCGTCAGACCTCGGATATAAAGCGGCACGTAGCCAGGCTTGAGGAACCCAACGTCGACCGTGGGCGTGCCTGAGTAGCCCCAGGCGTATGAAGTCGATGGATGCTGATCGACCTGGTCCAGAATCGTGGTTGTGCCGGCGGTCAGGATGACGATGTCGGTGCCGGCCGGCAGGCCGGTGAAGGTCACGGTTGCCCCGGAGACCACGTTCACCGTGGCCCCGGCCGTGCGGATGCTGGGCGTGAAGCCGCCGCCCGCGATATTGATCGTTACCGTGCCGCTGGCGATGTTGACGTAGATCGCCTCGTTGCCGGTCGAACCGTTGCCTGCCGCGTAGCCGGTGAAGGTGTTGCCGGTGAAGGTGATGGTGCTGGCCGATCCGCCGACCTCGATGGCATGGCCGGTGCCGCTGCTGGTGAAGGTGCAGTTGCTGATGTTGTCCATGTCGCCCAGCGTGGCGCAGATCGCCTTCGAGTCCTTGAACGTGCAGCCATTGATAACTGCGCTGTTCGTGGCGATCGTGGGGCAGTTGGTGAAACTCATGCCGCTGAATGTGGTCACGGCGCGCAGTTGCACGTCGCCTGCGCCGATGATCGACAGACCGGAGAAGTCGTAGGTGGCCGAGGCCGAGCTTGATTCGTGAATGCGCCAGTGATACTTGCTCGGACTGGAGATGACCGAAGCGCGATGCTTGATCGTGTCGGAAGCCCCGGCGTAGTAGCTGAAACCGATGGCATCGTCCGGGCCGTTGTAGTTGACGAGCTTCTTGGTTGCGTTGCGCTTGCTCGGGAATTCGATGGCCGTCGAATCCAGATCAAGGAAAATAGGGTTCGTGCCGCCGTTGCCGAACTGCACAGCTTGCAGACATAACAACTGGTTCGCGCCGTTGCGAATGGCCGACCAGCGCGTCTTGCCCTTGGTCAGCGCGAACTCAAGCCCTTCGATGGCGACAGGCTCGGCAGACGTTCCGCCGGCAATCGTGGTCGTGCCCATCTTCCAGACAGAGCCAAGCAACATCTGCCCGGTCATGGCCCCGGAGCCTGACATCCACCATCCATAGCCTCGAACGTCTGTCGTCGTGAGCGTGCCTGCCGTAGCCCGTGTGTCTGTATTCGCTGGATTGATGATGACCGGGATAACGCCCACACCATAGTATGGTGCGTCCGCCCCATGCACCTGCCATATCTTGTAGTTGGTGCCTGCCGTTGCGCCTGACCGCATCCCAAACCAAACGCCACGCGTGGTCGGGATCGCGCCGACGTTCTGCGAGGCGATGGACGTGACGGATCGAAGGTGCGCGAGTATGTTGCTGTTCCCGATGTTGTACTTGCCAGCAGGGACAACTGCCTCAGCGCCCGAGATTGCCGTTGTTGAAGCTGCATTGGTAAGGCCAGCTGCTCCCATAAATCCCTTGGGATCTTGGCCCACGTCATTGACAGCAGTCGCAATGGTTGCGTCGTTTGCGGTAATCCCGCCGAGCGTCGTGCCGAAGTTTGTGTCAGCCGTCGCCGCCAACACGGTGGAACTGTCGTAGGCCACGCCTGGGTTGAGCAACATCAGCAGGCTGTCGTCGGCAGCGCAATAGGCAGGGAGCACGGTAGCGCCACCAACCGGAGCGCGGCATTCGATCACTGCGCTAACCCCGGCTCCAACGACAGTCACACCACAAAAAATGTTGTTCGGAGTTGTGGCTGTTGAAGCCTGCACAAACCAGCCGAGCGAACCGCCCTCCGCCGCACCGTTGATGATCGTTTGTGTGATGCCTTGGCCCTCGCCGAACACGACAGCAGGCTGGCTCGAAGAGTTGGCAAACGCCATCAGGATCAGCGAATTCGCCTGCGCAGAGATGGTCGGCATGGCAAAACGTGAGGCACTGGCCTGCGTGGTGTTGTTTTTTACAGGCGGTGATCCACTCGTGTAGCCCTGAAACACATCACGAACCGATGTCACCCACCCGCAGTAGGTGTCGTTGACCGTCGAGGTGAATACGACATTGCCCTCACCGCTGGCGGCCGCATACTTCCAATAGACCGCGAACATGACGGTGTTGGTCTGCTGGAAAAGCTGCGTCCACGACCCGACTCCGTTGGAACAGCCGAGCGTCGGTGTACCAGCATCACCCACGATAAACGCAAAGAGCAAATCGCCCTCTGCATAATCGCACATCGGAATCGTCAGGCCGCCGTCAGTGGTGACTGACTCCTGGGCGAAGACAGAATCGCGGATTGCTGGCACTGATTACTCCGCGTCCGGAGCGTTATGGTTGAGGATGATCAGACCGCCGTGCGTGGTTTGCATTAAAGGTCACTTTCTGTCTGAACCACTCGGGTCATTTCGCCGCTCCTGTTGCGCTCGATCTCGGCAACCACCTGGCGCGGCGGAATATTCACTGTCACCTCCGGCGCCGGCATATTCGCCTCCAGCGTAACCTGGGCGGGCTGCACGTCCACCTGCACATTCGGCGCGGCGACATTGACGACTGGCGGCTGGATGTTTACCACCGGGGCCGGCTGCTCGGCGTACTTGACCGTCACGGCGGGCGGCTGCACGTTCACCGCGCGTTCGGGCATGGTGATGTGAATGACCGGGGCCGGCTGCTCCCGGGTGGCGATCTCCTTGATCGCTTCCAGGTTGGCCTTTGACTGCTCGGCGAATGAGGCGGCCAACTTGGCGATACTCGGCTGCGGGCTGTCCTTGCGCTGCGTCCTGAATGCGCCCATCAGGCGGGAGAACACGCTGGCCCGGGTCAGTTTGTCGACCGTGGCCGCATCGGGAACTTCGGCCAGAATCTCGTTCAGGCGC